GTTTTTTCAGATTCAGCCTGTTTTTTTGTTTTTGTCTTTTCGTCTAAAATTACGTCGTAAAAAACTAACAAAGCCTGCTCAATGTCGCAAGCTCGGTTCATTATTCGATTACCAGTTTTCTGATAAAACCACTGCTGCAAATAGTTTCGTTCTGAATACGTCAATGTAATCATTTTTTTACTTTCTTTTAGAAGCCTTCCTGCCTCCAATAAATTTTTTTCTAAAATTTCATTCCTGTCCATAACTTTTTTTTTTTATTTGTTGTTTATTCTAAAATTTTTTGTTGTTCTATTTTTAATTCTACATACTTTTCTGCTAATTTTTCAAGTTCTACCCTCGCTTCAACGAGCCTTGAAATTTTTTTGTAAAGTTCAGTATTTAGCTCTTCAATATCTTTATATAGTTCTCGAATTTCACGCTGTAAATTGCTCCTTTTCACCAAGCAATTTATCAATTCTTTATTGAGTTCTTTTTTATCCATCTTATTTTTTTTACAAATATAATACATTTTTTTAATATATGTATGTTTTTTTAAAATTAATTTAAAAAGAATTTACACCTCCACCTCTCGAAGCCAGTCCTACTCCCATTTTTACTAACATATTAAAAGCCCCGCTGGTGGCGTCCACCTGGTCTTTAAATTTGCCATAAGGAAAAAACTCAAGCTCCCTTTTAAATTCGTTGTTCCATTCTGCACGTAACATACTTATATTTCCCGCATTTAACTGCACTGCCAGTGTATCCGCCCTCGAAATTTTATCTCCAGAAGGGCGGTCAGCATAGCATCTGTAACCTGCCAAGTTCCTAATTGTGCTTTCTGCACTCTCCTTTCCACCGCTGCCAGGCTCCTGTTCGATGAATACTGTAACTTGCTGTCCATCAAGCTCCGCCACCTGTCTTATAATTTTCTCACGCTCGCTCGCTTCCCACTGCCCTCTAACAACATCCAACACAGCATAGGTTCTATTCTTTAGCATAGCCATTTTAACACCAACAGTGTAACAGCCAGCCTGGTGCGTGCCTGCTTTGTCCCAGTATCGCACTACTCTTACTACTTCTTTTTCGTCTAAATTATTGATAGTTAATAACTTACTAACATCAAAGAAGCTGCCAGCTTTTGGTACAATTTGCTGTAAATACTGCATTGCAAAAGCATAATCGCCCATCTCAATTCTTTTCTGCTCTAATATATCTTTTGAAAGTCGCTTGCTATCTAACAAGCCATCCACATAAAATTTTTTCAGTTCAGGGGGGGATATTTTTTCGCTTTGCAAAGCGGGTAAACATATATGCTTTATATTTTTATTCTTTTCTAACAAATATCCTGTAGGGTCATTTTCGTGTAATCTTTGCATAATAAGAATAACAACACTAACTTCATTGTCTACTTTTCTACTAAAAATTACGTTGTCTATCCACTCATTTACGTTTTTTATTTTTACTTCAGACAAGGCGTCTACGGCATTGAGAGGATCGTCTAACAATAGAAAATGTCCGTGAAAACCACTGATGGTGCCACCGACGGAGGTGGCGTATCTAAAACCACCTACTTTGTTATCTTTTACAACTTTGAACAACTGCTTTGTGTCACTATCTTCCTTCACTTTTATATCATAGAAATATTTTTGAAATAAATCGCTTCGCAAAACGTCCCTGCACTTTTCACTAATGTTTATCGAGAGTTGGTAGCTGTAACTGACTGAAATGAAAGGTATCGTATAATCGTTTACCCAACACCATAGGGGAAAATAAATGTTTAGGATGGAGGTTTTACTCATCGAAGGCGGAATGTTAATTATCAAATCGTATTCCTTTTTCTCTCTACGAAATACACGTTCTGCAACACTTTGAAGCTCATCGCATAAGTATTTTATATGCCAGTTGTCTACCAAAGGTTCGTGATTTACTGTACCCCAAAAAAATTTAAAAAATTCATAAAAACTCTTTCTTAATAAACTACGTTTTACTCCTATATCGAAAGTATTTATTGTTTTTTCATCCATTACCTTTTACTTTTTCTATTAAGGCATTTAGCTGTTTTTGTTCCTCTAATGTTAGATTGTTTATATTAACCTCAATTTTCTTAACATCTTCGTAATTGACAGTAGTGTTAGCATTAACGTTAATATTTTGATTTAGAGCTTGTTTGTCCTCTTCTGATCCATATAATTTTATTACACTAATTAAAGCCGTCACATTATTTGAATTTAATAATTTTCGTTTCGCTGCATTAGCCACCTTCAATTTATCTGATTTTAATTTTTCATCTATTTGCTGATATTCTTTACTATTAACTTGAATTTTTCTATAAAATGTTTTTGGTGAGAATGGTAAAAAGGCTAATAATTCTGAAATAGTAGATGGATGATATCCTTCTATAAATTCAAGTGATTTTTCTAAAATATATTTTTTTGTGTATTTTTCAATAGCCATTTTTTTTTATACAAATTTACGTATTTTTTTTTATATTATGTCAAATATGTCATTTTTTATTTTTATTACCCCACTTTTTTGTCAATAAAACTTGTTTATTTTCAACGTTTTAGCTATTTTCTTTTTTTTAAATAAATAAAAAATAAGGTTTTTTACCCCACTTTTTTGTCAATAAAATATTTACGAAATTTTTTACCACCAATTGTTTTAATTTCACCATTTTTTACAGCGTCATATAAGCACTTTCTTATTTTTCTAATAGGAATTTCTTCACCAATTCTTTTGTGAATATCTACTAATGACGAATTTGGGTATTTATCAATATCTTCTAATATAAGAATTTTTAATCTATGCTCTTGAATATTGGATAAATCAGTCTTTTCAAATGAAGTACCTTTTAATATAGAAGGGTTAATATAATATTGCATTCCTTTAGTCTTACCTTTTGTTTGAACAATTTTGTAACGCAAAAGATTACCTAGCCAATTTTTTATTTGTTTATCATCTTGAGATTGTATTTGTTTAGCGAATTCAGTAGCAATTATGCTTTTACTTTGTGCAATGATACCTAAGCAAATAATTTCTTTTTGATTAAGCTTATACGTTTGTTTTATTTTTTCAATCAATTGGATGGTTTCTACATTCTTTATTTTATTAAATATTATAACTACGACTCTATCATTCTTTTCTTCTACAATTGGGAGCTGTTTGGCTTCACTAACTAAAATTTCAAATATCTTGTCATAGCCACTCCCTTCTCTTTCCATCAAATTCAAATCATAAAATATTTTTGAAAGATGTTCGTTTCGCCTTACTGATTGATGTAAGATATTGGCAGGGGTAACTCCCAAAGGTAATAATCCAGGATTATGAATTTCTAACTTATCTGGATATAAATTAATAAAAATATCTCCTCGTGTAGTATAAGGTCTATGAACTAATGCATTGGCAAGTAATTCTCTAACCACATTTTCATTGTAATTATTAATTATTTTCCTACCAAAAATACCTTCGGATATCTCAATTCCCTCCCTCCATTCAGGAATCCTTTCCCATATACTTTGAATAAGTTCTTTGGGATTAAGCGAAAAATCATCCCACAATTCTTTTTTGATTTTATATCCATTTTGATCATATTTGATGAATTGTACAATTGGTGCATAGGATAGTTTTGCCCGTTGTTGGTTTGTTCCAATCCATAAAATACCTAGATTAGTAAGATAATTCCCATCATACATTTGATAATATGAAAGTATTTCTTCTTTTGATTTTTGTTTTACAAAATCACTGACGCGTTTAGAATTTTTTATATCAGAAATAAATTGCAAAAGTTTTTGTTGGTCACACTGTTCAATAGTTATTTTTTGCACAACCTTGGTTTCCCAAATAAATGCAGGTTTATCCGTAAATAATCTGTTTAACTCATCTGGCATTACTGGTTTACAAGCATCAGATATCCTTATGTAATATCTACCATCAGTTGTGGAAGCAACTGAAGATTGACTAGGTTGTATTTCTACTTCTATATATTCACCACCATTATTTGCAGTCTTTTTTGATACGATTACACTAACATTTATCGTTAACTCTGAAATTCTTTTTCTGACTTGATTTACGAAATCATTATTAATGATTTGATTATTTGGTGGTATTTCATCATCATCTTCAATACCAATATAAATCTTACCTCCTCTTGCATTTGCAAAACAAACGCAATCTTTTGCTAATTCATCCCATGCAGGTTGTTTACCTGTTATAATTCTTATAGATTTTTTTTCTACACGTTCATTTTCCATAGTAATTTTTTTATCCATGTTTTATTTTTTATAAATATTATTTATTTGTTTATTACAAATACATTCCCTCCACAAATTTATCTAATTCTTTTTGTATTTCAGTTAATTTTTCTTCTGCTTCATCTACGGATATTTTTCCTGCAAACTTATCTTTTTGTATTTTTACAGCGCTATCAAAAATATCTTTGTATTTGCATAATTGTTCATCTGTAGGTATAATAATCGGTAATTGTCGTATATCATTGATTTGTTGACCAGCAGTTGAGTTTATGAAAGTTTTTAAATAATTATATGAGAATTTAGAATTTAATAAAGCTACAATATAGTAATTTGGTGAAAATTTAAAAATAGAACATAAAGCCATTGTCATTACATCGTTTACCGTTTTTTCTTTTATTCTACATTTAATTATTTTACTTTCTTCATTTTTGGGTAATAATGCAAAATTCCAACAAAACCCTTCTCTAAAATAAAATTGTGGATTTCTAACTA